CTTACAGCTGCTTGGTTGATAATTGAAGATTGGTTTACTTCAGCAAACGTACGGAATACTTCTTTTTGCTCATCAGTCAAAAAGTCAAGGTGTTGTACCGAGCCATCATGCTTCTTGATACTATCCCAAGTAGTTTTGGTGTCCTTCCCAATCTCAGCAAGCAACTTTTTCAAGACAGGGTTTTTAATAGTTACCTTCAATTTAGCAACGTCTTTTACGTAACAATTAGACCAGATTGGTTCGATTGATTGAGAAACCTGACCAAGAATAAAAGCTGAAGAAGTTGTTGGTGCAATTGCATTCAATGTTACATTACGTCTACCGTAACCAACAAGAGTTTCCGGTTCGCCAAACATTTCAGCCAATTCTGCCGATGCCTTGTACGACTTATCTTTAATCAACTTGAACACTTCAACATTCAGTCTAGCAGTATCTCTACTATCGAAAGGAAGCCCTTTTGATTGAAGAAGGGAGTGCCATCCAAGTACTCCAAGTCCTAGAGCTCTCTGACGTGAAGCAAAATTATATGCTTTTTCAAGGTAGAAGAAAGCTCGTTGACCTTCGAGAGTTCCATTGTGACGCAATTCATCAATCTTAGAAATAAATTCTGTTACAACAGCATCAAGGAAGTAAACCATCATTTCAACCGCATCAGTATTCTTCCACTCTTCATAGTGGAGCAAATTCATTGATGAAAGCACACAAACGAATGATTCTTCCTCAGAATTATGCAAAGCAATTTCAGAACAAAGATTTGAATTATAAATTTTCATTCCTTTTTCCTGATAAACTTCAGGTGCTTTTTTATTCATTGTATCTGAGAACATGATATATGGATATCCAATCTCACCTCTACGCTGAATTACTTTAGCCCAAATTGCTCGCTTAGCTTTGTCACCAGCAATCATTTCTTCCATAAATTGGTCTGTAACTGTTACAGCATGTGTCAAATCCTGGATAGGAAACCCTTCTGTACCAATTTCCAAAAACTCCATAATGTCTGGGTGTTCTACTGGAAGATAAGGTGAGAATCTACCTCTACGAGTTGACCCCTGAGAAATGTTATCAACAACACTTTGAAACAAATTCATAAAATGTACAGCTCCTGGAGCATGCCCATTATCTGTGATTTCAGCCCCTCTACCACGAATATTACCAAAATAGCCTGAAGTACCACCACCCATTTTACTCATTTCTCCAACTTCTGCTTGAGTATAAAGAATTGATTCAATGTTGTCGCCAACGTTTGAACCAAAACAGCTTACTGGTAAGCCTCTCTTTTTTCCGAAGTTAGCCCATACAGGTGAAGATAGTGAATACCATCCTTTACCCATATATTCGTAAAATTTATCAGCAAAACCATCAATACCAAGGAGCTTTTCTGCATGGTTTGCAATAGTTCTGATACGTTCAAGCGGTTCTTCTCCCTCGCTAAGATATCCTCTGCGAAGAAATGTAATTGACTCGTCATTAATCCAGTCAAAGGGTTCTCTATTTTCCATATTATTATTGTTGTTGTTTAATTAAAATAAATCGTTAAGTGTAATTGACTTTGACTTTTTGCTGTAGTTGATGCTGCGCTTGTTAAAAAAGTCAGTGTGTTTTGTTGTAAGAATCTCATCATCAAACCACTCTGTTGTTTCCAAAAGTTTTACATTCACTTCAAATACATTGTCTATACCAATAGCATTTAAAGATAGGTTAAAACGGTGTTTAATAAATTCAATTGTCTGCTCTTTTGTTAAGAAATCTAAATCTCCCTTTTCAAAAATCCAATCCACGATTTCTGATTCAGCGTAGAATGCATCCTTAGTTGCTTCGATTAAATCATCAACCAATTCTGGTGTCCACCAACTTGGGTTTTCTTTTTTGATAAGATTGACAATATCAAACCCAAATTCAGCGTGAATGTTTTCTTCTTTAGAGGTTGCTTCAACAGCATTACTCATTCCTTTCAAAACATTTTTGTGTTTGTTAAAGGACATAATAACCAAAAATTGAGAGAATAAGGACACATTCTCTACAAACATTGAAAACAATACAACAGATTCAAAGTAGTCTTGGTTATCAATAGCTTTAGTGTTGGAAATCGCTTTTTCCAAATACTTAATTCTACGACGAATTGCCGGAACTTCCAGAAGATTTTCAAATTCACTATTCAAACCTAACAGTTGTATAAGATGTGAATATGCATCAGCATGACGAACTTCAGACTCTGCGAAGGTAGCCCCAACGTTTCCAATCTCGGGTTTGGGTAATTTTTTGTAGATGTCACCCCAGAATGTTTTTACCGCAATCTCAATTTGTGAAATCGCCAACATTGCACGTTGTACCGCTGATTGTTCTTTTTCACTCAAGTGAACTTTAAAGTCTTGAATGTCCGAGGTAAAATTGAACTCGGTATGAACCCAGTAAGAATGTCTGATAGCATCAACGTACTCAACCAAGTTTGGATACTCGTAAGGTTTCAAATTAACTCGCTTGATGAATATATTTGGTTGATGTTTAGAGCGATAAATAATATACTCTTTAGCTACGTCGTTCAAACCATTATCCATTAGTTTGTTCTCCACCATATCATGGATTTCATCAACATGAGGGACACTAATCTTATTGTTTCTAAAAATACCTTTCTTTGTTATTCTTGCAATCTTTTCAGCCATCTCCCGGTCGACTTTACCAACCGATTGCATAGCTTTTAAGATAGCATTCATTATTTTATCTTCCTCGAAAGGTACTTTATCACCACTTCGTTTAATAACGTAACGTAGCTCATTAGAGGGTGAATTGTCTGTTGTATTCATTGTTTTTAATTTTGGTTTTATAATGGCATATAAAATTACGTATTCGGATTAGACCAAATTATTTGGTTGCTCCCTCTGTCTTCTCTTTTCCATCAACTCTTTAACTCGGTCACTTTTCTTTTGTTCTTGTTGTTCTTCAAACCCTAGGAAAGTGACAGAAGATTCCGTGTCAATGATAATAAGTTCATTGTCAAACTTACAATTCTCGAATACCACACCATCTTGTCCAAGACGAGATTTGGTGATTGCTATTGTTGCCAACTTCATTTCTTTTTGTTGAAGTGTTTTAGCAACTGATATGATTACGTGACCAACTTGAGCCTTTTTAATGGAACCACCCATTTGGTCTGTTGTTACAACCTCAGAGGAAATCGATGAACGATTACCTTGTGTGGCAGTCCAACCTGCAATTCCTAGCTCGTGACACATAGCTTCAAAGTGACGCATAACAGAACCTTCTGCTTTCCACTCATCATTTTTTGTGTTGTCTGGAACCACACAATCAATATAATCCAAAGTTATCATATCAATTTTAGTTCCATCCGCAATCATTTTGCGTACTTGGTTTTTGATTTGAGACATGGTCATGGTGTCTGAAGGTAATTTTTTCAGAATCAATTTGTTTTCCATAGTATTCTGAATTTCCTTTACCTTGTCCATAACCTCGTCTTTCCTCATAGACAAGTTATCCGGTTCAATACCCGTCCAAATTGTGAAGTGCTTACGTTGAATAATCTTTGGGTTGTCCTCAAAGAAAATCTGTAAAACATTGTAACCCATACTAAATGCTGTATTCGCAATTTTAGTCATGAGAGTTGTTTTACCAACTCCTGTTGGTGCTAATACAACACCGATTTCACCTTTGGCTAATCCACCTTTCAGCAGTCTGTCAATACCATCAATTCCCATTGGAATTGGGTGTCGATAGTCATCGTTCAAAACATCATCAAGACCATTAAATACATCTAATATACCTGTCTCTCTTTCCCCCACCTGTAAGGCTTCTCGAACCATACTCTCAACCTGGTCATACGACTCAAAATCACCATTTGTGATGATTTTTTGTGCTTTATCCATTGCCTTCTGCAGCTCTTGTTGCTTACAGAATTTGAGAGCCTTTTCTTGCACAAAAACACTACCATCGAATGGAGCATCTTGAATCTGTTTGATAGTGTCGATTACTATTTTCAGAGCAAGTTCTTGACTTATCTCTGCTTTAGCAATTTGCTCAAGAGTTTCGAAATTGGGTGTAGTTTGATATTTTGCGTAGTACTCCTTCACCATTTGAACAACAAGTTTGAAATACTTATTGTCAAAGTATGAAGCCTCTAAAACATCAACAATCGACTGGGCGAATTCTTTATCTAAGATGAGTTGGTTTAATAGTTGGAGTTGAAAAGTGTTTCCTAGATAA